GGCAGCGGAAGCCGCCATACGCAAGGCCGAGGGCGAGTCATGATGGACGCCGAAACCGCCCGCCAAGAGCGAATTATGGGCATACGCAGGATAGTGCGGCAAAAGGTTGCAGCAATCGAAACCAAGCGAGAAAAGGAGGCATCATTGCAGCGCGTGCGCTACCACCACCTGCAAAGCTACGCGATATGCGTCAAGTGCGGCACGAACTACGCGATACCTGGACAAACCCTGTGCGTTGAATGTGCGATGTACCATAACCAGATGCGCAGTGGTGCGCAGCAAGCGCCGAGGAGGTAGTGCTATGGCATGCTGTGATGATTGGGATTACGGGGATCCGGACGGTGAATGTCCCGATTGCGGTGCTCCGACTGTGGATGGCGATGCTGCTACAGGCTGCCGCTGGTCGCCTGTATTGTGCGAAACGTGCGGCTCTGCGCCTTGTGATGGGTCATGTTAGCCATGTGCCGCCATATCGCAGACTGCCCCACGGCGGGGCCGGGGTGTGCGCAGACTGTGCGTTGCCCGGTGAGTGATGGATACTACGTTGGCCCCCTCAGTGGGGGCTTTTCTTTTAACCAACATGCGGAACACTGTAACGCTATGAACGAGGAACGCTATGGGAATCCCGGTTCTGATACTTGGGGAGAGCGGAAGCGGCAAATCAACATCAATGCGCAACTTTCTGCCTGATGAAATAGGCATTTTCAATGTGGCATCAAAGCCGTTGCCATTCCGCACCAAGCTGCCATGCGCAAACGGTGCAGATTATGGGATGATAAAAAAGGCCCTGAAACATCCCAAGATTAATTGCTACGTCATTGACGACAGTCAAGCCCTGATGGCCTTCGCCATGTTCTCGCGGGTCAAGGAAAAGGGCTACGACAAGTTCACTGAAATCGCCGTGGACTTTTATGACCTCCTGCAATTCATCATCAAGGACACGCCGCCTGATTGCATCGTCTATTTCATGCACCACACTGAAACGTCAGACAGCGGCAAGATCAAGGCAAAGACTGTTGGCAAGATGCTGGACAACCAACTCACTGTAGAAGGCTTGTTCAGCATTGTTTTGTTGGCGCAAACGGACGGCATGCGGCACTGGTTCGCTACACAGTCCGATGGCTTCAACACGGCAAAAAGCCCGATGGATATGTTCCCTCGCGAGATTGATAACGACCTCAAGGTGGTTGATTCGACCATCCGCGAATATTGGGGATTGGCTGGCGCGGCAAAGAACGCTGAAAACGCTGGCGAAAATAAACCTGAAAACAACCCTGAAAAGAAGGAACTTGAAAATGCTTGATTTTTCCAACGCCCCAGATCAACGCGAATTTGGCAATGGCCCTGTCCCGGCTGGCAGCATCGTGATTGTGCAGATGGAAGTCTTGCAGCCGCACGAATCGAAGCGGGCCGCAGACAATCCATACATCTCCGTTGCACAGTCTGGATTGCGCCAGATTTACTGCCAGTTTTCGGTAGCCAAAGGCTCTTACTCTGGTGTGAGCTTCCGGCAAAACATCACCCTGCCACTGGGCGGGCAAAACATGCACCTGTCTGCCAATCAGGAAAAGGCCTGCAACATTGGCAACGCCACCCTCAAGGCTATCTGCCTTGCCGCAAAGAAGCCGCCAAAGATCAATGACGTTACTTCACTCACTGGCCTTGTTTGCCAGCCGTTGCGCCTCTTTCTTGCAGGCCTCGGCGCGGGCAGACTCAACGCGGATAAACGAGCCGAAAGCGTCCACCTTGTCGGCCTCCTGTCCTGCGAGGTCGTCCAGGTACGCAGACATTGCTGCCCGCTGTTCGTCCGTCAAGTCCTCGTCAGGGATGGAGAGCATGGACGAAATTTCGTCACATATGTCTGAAAAGCTAGGCATGTCAGCTCCTTGCTACGCTGCACTTTGTGTGTGAACTTGCCTGTGGTGAAAATGGCAGAGCCAAATTACATCAAGTGGCTTGGAGTAATCATGATGGTGTGCAACTACACTGTTTTCATTACCACAAACTTCACATGGGCTTTTTTTAAGACGCCCAGTTTTCAACGCGTTACGCACAGCGGCGTGTGCAGCCCATTTTTCAGGGTTGTTTTTTCTGTATTGTTTTAGGTATTCATACTTGTATTCTTTGCTCACGTCTGTTTTGGCATAAGCATTTCTGGCTTCAACGCGTTTGGGAAGCATTGCGCGCTGTTTATCATAATCACGATAGTATGTGATATTATTAGCCCTATTCCCTCTGGCATCAGCCTTTGTGCATTCTTTGCACTTTCCTAGGTATCCGTCACCCATCTTCGGGTGCTTATAAAATTCAGTTATTGGTTTTTCTTGGCCGCACTTGAAGCATGTTTTTTGTGTGGTTAGCATGCAGCCCACTTAATTAAAAGGTACATCATCATCAAAGTCTTCAACTGCGGGAGCTTCAGGAGCTTCAGCTGCTTCTTCAACAGCGGGCTCTTCTACCTTTGGAGCAGGGGCTGGCTTGATATGTGCCTTAACTGCAGGTACTGCTTCAGCAAGCCACTTACGAGCAATTGCCGGTACATCCGCCAGAGGCTTCTTACGGGCTGCCGCAATCTCAAGGGCATTGAGGACAGCATTACCAACAGCAGCGCCAGCGTCATAATCCGACATGTCTGGGTTTGCCTTAGCATATTCAGCCTTCAGAGCTGCAGTAATGTCGTGGACACCTTTAGCAGTCTCAACAAGCACTTCCAGTGTAGCCTTAGCACCTTCAAACCGCATTGCCCCATTCAGTGCATGGCCTGTCTCAATACCAGTGGTGTCTTTCTTGCCGTAAGTCTGACCAGAGGTGCCACCGTTACCACCAGAGGCTGCTCGGGGCTTCTGCTGGGGAGCTACATGACCATCCAGAATCTCACTAACGCCCCAATTTGCCATTGTCTTCTGCTCGTCTTTCGACAGAGCCTGATAAGCAGAGAGCTCGATGTTGCCAGTCTTCTTGACCTTGACAATAGTCACTTCCTGCCCCGGACGCAGGGTAGCAATCTTGGCCTTCAGCTCTGCCTGATAAGAAGCATCAAGCCACTTCTGGGCAATCTTGATTGTCTCTGCTACGCCATCCACCTTCACAGTGATGGCTGTACCACGATAGGTGCCGCCTCCCTGTGCCTTCTTAACATCAATATCTTGTTCAACTTCCATGACCTTGCACTGGACGTAAGAAGTTGCTACAATATCATATGCCATATAATAAATCCTCCAATTAATTAAAGTTGTCTAGCTTGTCCTATTATTATACCACCGACCCGCTAGTCAGTCAATGGGTATCTTGTTACAATTTGTTAATGACCCTACGTTAGTGGCATTGATACCAATCAAGCCCTACTTGGTACTCAAACCCAAGTTCAACAGCAATCTTCAAGTCCTTCACTACATGCTCAATACTAGCCTTGATAGTATCGTGCATTGGGCTGTATGCCCTGTAGAACCGCTTGGCGTGGCCTACAGCACTACTTCCCAGCTTACCCGCTGCCTTGGCCTCGGCTTCGTCTGAAAACGTCTCAAAACGCACCATATCGCGGCTGACGCTATATTGCACCTCATCATGGTAGACAATCATCTGGCTAACACCAGAACATGCCTCCACATCGTGGGTAAATGGTTCAAGCAACAGCCCAGCCTGCCCATTCCTTCTGGCAATCTCAACAGCCACATACTTTGCAGCCAGACCACCACCAGACTGAAAGAGAGCATTCACCAGACTGTGAGCACTTCTGGTATAGATTTTACGACCATCAATACCAAGAATGAATTTCTTCCCACCGACAGTCTTCCAATACTCTTCCAGCTTGTCCTTCAGAGCCTTCAATGGTGCCAGCTCTTCCCAGAAGGCTTCAATGATGCCCTGTGCAGCAGCAAGACCGATGCCCAGCATCTTGGCAATCTTAGGAGCACCAGCGCCATACAGCACAGCGTAGTTCACAGACTTTGCCCCATCACGAGCAATACCAAGTCTCTTCGCCATTGTCGTATGAATATCGTTTGGCTTTTCCAGCAGCAAGGCAGCTGCCAGCTCTGGGCCTCCCGGATACTTATACACGTAGTGTCCTTCAATACGAGCTTCAAGAGAGGCGAAGTCAAAGCCAAGTTGGTACTTGTTTGGACTCACTCCAAAGAGACCTCGCATCTTGTCCCCGTACAAGCTTGTGGCTCGTGGGATATTGCAGACCACCCGATGTTTGTAGCGCCCAGTATTAGCCCCATTAGTATCTGCAGGCGTTGGGATTCTCCCATCCTCTCGCATTGCTGTC